AAGGCATAATAAAATGGTTAGTAAATTCATCAAAATTCATACCAGTAGTATTTTGAATAAACTTACTTAAACCATCTTGCTGTGCAGCCTTCTGTAAACCTGCAGTTAAAAGTGGTTGAATTACCGGTCCACCAAGGGTTGGCATAACGGGGTACTGACCCTGGGTAATAACATCCAAACCATTTGGTGAAGTTCTAATATTTTCTTTACCAGTAAAATCACGAAGGATTTTTGGCAAACCAAAAACAATAGAATCTGTTGACGAGTTACTTTCCCAAGGGTGTCCAGCAGAAACTAGATTACCTTGGTCATCATAGACATAACCTGAACGGTACGGTGCATTATAGGCTTTAGCCAAAAACACAGCAACCTGTGGGTTGCGTAAAGTTTGACCTAACCAGAAACGACTAGAGTTCTGATGAGCCATGTAGAATGGTGTTAGGAAGCGCATGAAGCGACCTGGGTCGGTGTAGCGTTCAACACTATAAAGTTTAGTCATCAATTCTTTATATGCACGGTTAGTTGCGGTTTCTTTAATAGCATCAGTACGTGAAAGAATCCAAGCATTAATTTCTTTTTCTGACATGCCATTTCGTTCACCTTCAGCAGCCATACGCTTTGCAATTGACTTGGCTTCATTATCATGAACCATATTAAAGAAAGGGTGACGCACCAAATGGTCTTCTGGCATGGTTCCAACAAAGTTGAATATTTTTGAAACAGCATTCTTGTAAAGATTATTGATACGAAGGTCAGAGATTTCTTTAGTAGCCATAACATCATGGCGATTACTGTAAGAAAGACCTAAAGAATCTTCAATAGTTAAACCATCTAATGCCTTTTGATGCAAACCTAGATATTCTGCACCAGTTTCAACATTGTATTTAGGTAAATGCTGTGTAATCTGAAATAATGCCTCATTAACAAGGTTATTGACGTTGTAAAACTCTGAACTCATGGCTTCGCCACGGTTAACAATGTTTTGACGAACCTCTGTTTTCCAACGTAAAGCCTCATTAGAGCCCTCTGCAACCCACTTTAGTACATTATCTACTGCTTCCTTCTCAGAAAGACCAGAAGCAAGGTCAGATACCATACGACGACTAGCGGCATCACGCATAATTACATTGTTAACATAGTCAGCATGGGCATTAGCCCAGTCTTTTTCTGCACGAGACACAATGCGACGAGCAAAACCAGCAGTTAAGAAACCGTGAGCAGTTAATCGTCTATCATCAGAGAGAACACCTGTGGTAGAAGCACGTGAACTAGTAGCATTTCTAAGCATATCATCATGACGACCAGCGAGAGACTGGTCAATAAAGATACCTGGATGAATTTCAACATGGTCTTTTTTGGTATATGATTTAACAATCTTACCACCAACAGCACCTTCTCTGGAAACAGCCATAAGTTCATTACGCAAACCAGCACGTTTAACTAAAAGACTATTAGTTAAATCAATGTGTGTTGCTAAACGCTCTAAACCAAATTGCGAAGCAGCAATAGCATTATCTACAGTAGCCGCACCAGTCTTTGAAAGACCGTTAACATCATCTAAAGCCTTCTTGATTACAAGACCGTAATCAGAAAGTGCTTGAGCAATTTCAACACTATTTGCAGTCTCAGAAATTGTTGCAGCCAAGCCATAATCACCAGATGCTAAAGCAGTAATAAAGTCACCAGCAGGACCAGTAGGCACACTTGGTGAAAATATTTCTTTTCCAACATTGTCACGAAGGAATGCTGCCGCTTTATCTGCTTCAATATTTTTACTTGGCTTATATGTTTCAAGTTTGCTGAATGGATATTTCATCCACTCAATGCACATGGTTACACCATCTTTAGATTTAAACAATTCTTTGCGAACATCATCATCAAACTTTTTACGAAGTTTGCCAATTGCTTCCCTACCGGGAACAGTAATGTCACCTAATTGTTTCTTGATATCAAGTTCAGTAGCAAGCATATCTTTATTGACATCATCAAAACGTTTAGAAGAAGCCTTTAATTTTTTGCGATAAATTCTATTATTAACAGTCCTGTCAAATACACCCTTATCTGGGAGCACAGCAGCCTTAAACATGTCAGTCCAAGAGTAACCATTATTTACACTATAGTCAGCCATGGCAGCAACAACGCGTAGCCATCCTTCACCAACGTTACGGCTAGTGTACTTTAGACTCATAAGAGTTACTGGTTTCCACAAGTAAGTGTAGAATGAATCTAGACCTTCTCCAACAACGTCAACCATAAGTTTAGCATTGCTTTTAATGCCTACACCTAAACCAGTCGTTCCATCTATAGCACTAGTTTCAGCCTTAGCCATTGCTTGACGAACTTCACCAGGAGTCCAATTGTGGTCAACAATTGATTTAACAACATTACCAAGCAGTTGTGGGTTTTCAGACATAATCTGGTCCCACAATTTAAAGTCATAACTAAAGTGAATATTTGGTACTTGAGTTTCAAACAATGGATTTTGTTGCATTGCTGCACGAACAGCATCACGGTCCGCTGGTGTTACAACTGAACGACCATCAGTGATTGCACGTTCCATTGCACTTTTTTCTACAAGGTCATTTAAGTATGCGTGTGAAACATAGTCACCAGAAAGACCATCAACAACAGTATAGTTTTTATCTAAAGTTTTTTCAACTTCACGTGACTGTGCACGACGAGTGCCATCAATTAATTCGCGAGCAAAAACTTGCATAGATTCAAGTTGATTTTTATTCATTTGACTAATGTCTGAGCCATAGTGTTTTTGAATTAACCAATGCACACTATCTTCTTGAAGTTTCTCTAAAAAGAAGTTGCGGTCAGACTTACTGATAAGTGTGCGGTATTCATTACGCAAAGCCATTTGACGTTCTGGAGCAAGATTAGCAAGTTTAGCAATACGACGAATACGTGCATCAACTTCAAGGTATGACCGGTCTCCACCAGCACCACCAAGGAATGCAATGCCCGCAGGTGCTTCACGAACCTGTGTATCAGGGCTTAACCAAGTTAGGTAACGAAGTACTGGCTGTGGTATACCTTTAGTAAAACTGCTATTATTAACTTCTTTAGCAAAACTAAAACTCTTTGAAGGATTAACTTCAACAATTAAACCTTTAGTATTTGCTTCTGCAGCGGCAACACGTGCACGTTCGATAGAAGCAAACTTTGACCAAGTTGAAGTGATAGAACTTTCACGTTCAGCAATGAACTGTGAAGGAATAAGAGACTTATTAATCTTTGCTGCTTCTTCATCAAGACTATTTAATTGTTTTTGGTATTCTTTTTCTGCAGACATTTTTGCAGCAAGTTGATTTCCATCAACATCATCTTTGCCAGTAACAACTTGTTTAAGTTCTGTTAAATCTTTTTGAACTTTATTAGTAGTACCATTAAGTGCCTGTAACTGCTGGTGCAGTTCAGCACTTTTAGCCATAACTTTATCATAAGAAGGTTTATGACCTAAAGCGGCACTAATGACATCAGCCATTTGCTGACGACCACCAGTTTCACCACCAAGTTTGTAGGCAGTAGATATAGCAGTCGCCAAACGTGCTGGGTCAGTTGAGTGACGAACAAAACCATAATTAGAAATAGTTGTAACATCATCTGGATTCTTTTCAACAAGTTTAAAAATTTGTTCTGCAGCAGTTTTTTTACCAGGATTAATTACAGCATCCTGCAATTCAGCATGAAGTGTTTCTGGTTTAACCAATGGATTCTTTGTAAACTTTTGAACAGTCATTGGACGTTCAATAAGACTCTTACGAACTAGTGATGTTCCTTTTGATATACCAGCAGCAACGGGGTCAATAATGTTGAAACCAACATCTGAAATGCCTGAAAAGAACTGTGCTGAACCAGAGTTAAAAAAGTCATTAACTTGTTTAGAGTCTTCCCAATTAAGTTTATCTACACCTTGTTGACCTGGAGTGTAGTCACCAATAAGACCTACCAGTGCACGACCAGGGGAAACGTTACGTCGCCATTCTGGGGAACCATCAACAGTCTGTTTAGCAAGATTAAAGCCATGCTTTAACTGGTCAACAAAACTAAGATTACTATTTTCTTTACGGTAATTGCTATTAAGTTCAAGCAGGGCAGATGTTAATAATGGTGCTACACCGTCACGATAAGGTTTAGCCAAATACATTAAAGCATTTAGTGGACGTTCTGCAGCAGACAGCACACCTTTACCAAATGAAGAATCCAATGCAGACTGAGCAGCGTCGCCTACTGCACTCTTTGCCTGTTCTAATGGATTATTAGGATTGTCAAAGATGTAGTTTAGTGGATTTTGCAGACCCATTATCTACCCAATTTTCTGATTATCGTTCAAAGTTAAAAGTTCGTTAATAAAAGCATTTCGGTCTTCATCATTTTGCCAACCATTTAAAGCAAAAGGAAAAACTATATGAGAATTCTCAATACCAAAAAGATTAGAGAAAGCAGCAATGTCGTGTGATAATGCCATTACTGTGAACCAGCCAAAGTCTTAACATAAGCCCAAAATTGTTTAAACTCTGGTGGTGCTTCATCTTGTGCAGCAATGCTATCAAGTTGTGTGGAATACTTTTTAATCATTGCATAGCGGTCAGGTATAACATAATCTGGTGTAAGACCAGGACCCATACTTGAACCATGGGTTACTGGACGACCGGGGAATGCTGTAGCAGCATCAATTGGTGTTACAGGTGTAGCCATGTTGGCTGCACGTTTAGTGACATCTACTTGTGTGCTAGGTTGTGCACCGCCAGCAAGGGAAGCACCCTGTGTTGCTGCCATAGTACCTGAACGGTAACCATACTGACCATTGGAAGGAATTTCCATCATAGCCTGTTTGCTACCTGCACCACCATCAGTACGACGGGAAAGTTTGCCGGGACCAGAAACTGGGGCTGGTTTGCTTGGTTTGCGATATCCACCACGTGCCATGTTATGTTCCCTTCTTTACAGTTTGAATTCTTCCACCAGTATTGATGTCAAGTTTTTTAGCAACATTCATTGCGGTGCTAACACTTGATGTAGCAAAGTATGCTCCAACCGCATAGGCTGAACCACTACCAATGCCATAAACATTTGTATCAGTTACAATAACACTATAGTCTTCCGAAACTTGAAATAATTTGTTATCAAGTCCAATAAGAAAACTAAATGTATCATCATCTTTAAGAGTGTAACCTGTTGATTCATGAATTTTTTTCAATTCAGGAATAAATTGTGACACCATAAATTTGTATGGTTCTGAACCATCATATCGTGGTGGTTCCCAGGCGAACATTACTATATCGCAATAACGTGAATTGCCTGCACCAGAAATAACATAATCACCAATTTGTACAATCTTTGGCATGCTACTATGTATATATGCTCGGTCATCTGCAGTTACTTGTGAGTCTGCAGCAACAGTAAAACCATTCTTAGTTTGGACACCAAGAATAGTTGTCACTATGCACCGCCACCCATTGCACTTAAGATAGAATTAATATCTGGTGCGCCAGCACTAGGTGTTGCAGTTGGTGGGGCTGCTTCTGCAGGAACAGGGTTCATGTCAGTTGGTGGAGTTTCAGCAGGTGACATACCACCCATTGCTGCAAGCATCTGCTCAGGTGGCATTGCTTGTTGCTGTGGTGCAGCCACAGGTGCGGGTGCTGGTGCAGTAAATACTTCAGTTACTGCATCTTCAATCATTTTACCCTTGCGACGTAAATCAATTACTTTAGCAATTTTTGCAACAATATCGGAAGGGTCTTGTCCTTGTGAAGCCATCTGTGGAATCGCTTCGGATAAGGAAGAGAGTGAACCAGACAAGGAGTTACGCATCGCTTCGACATCAATAATTTCCTGTTCATTAGAAACATTCATCTGCCAAGGCAGTTCACGCATAACAAAGTCGCGTGATATTAGATTTGCTTGGAGAGCCTGTAAAGCAAAGATAAGCGCTCGGTTGGGGTCAAGACCTGCCATGAGTCCGTATCGTGCTTGGACAGTGTAGTCTCCAGCAATGTCTTTAATTGCATCATACTCAAGTTCGTAAGATGCGCCTCCTGCAGAACCGATAATCTTTTTTGTTCCACCAAATATGCGTTCGTCCATTTTGAAGCAGAGTGCAATGACATCTTCGAATAGTTCTTGAAGAATTTGTTGTCCTGCTTTAACTTGTGTATCAAATCCACCAAGTAAAGCCTGTACGCCAGAACCCGTAATAATATTCGCATCAATGTTTCCTGAACGACCTTCTGGATAACGCGCACCTAGGCGCATTTCGGCTTCAAGTGTTTGTTGTTCCTGGAACACACCTGCAGGTATTTGTAATGGTACACGACCAATACCGCTTGGGTTACTTGAACGCAAGATAGCGTCAGGACCAAAAGCGAACTCTTCAACATCGTTAGGTACAACGAATGGTGCGTTTACAGATTTTTCTGCAGCATCCATTGCTAGCCACGCAAAGCGTGCTCGTGCAATTTGTGGGAAAATAATGTCATCAAATTGACCGCGTGGATTATCTGGGTCAATTCCTGGTCGGCGAGCAATTCTAACTGTTAGTTCACCCATTGGGTTTCCTGCTTTAAGCAGAACTAGGTCTCCACGTTCAGGAAGGAACAAAACAATTTGTTCTTTATCTTCATAACGGATGAGTTCCATTTGGGTGTTTAGTTCTTGGTCGCGACCATTCTTGCCTAAAATCTGTGACTCGTACTCGGGAAATTCGACAATGAGTTCACGTACTGATTTTATGTATCGTTTGGTA